ATGGTCCAGCGCAGCAGCAACAGCCACCAGATCGAGCTCGCCGCCCGCCCCTTCGTCGCCAGGCTGCGCCGCGAGGATCCGTTCCGCCTCGAGGACGATCGCGCGTGGCGCGCCGCCGCCGATCGCATCGCCGGGCCGACCGGCTGGTATGCCCGCGCCGGCAGGCTCGCCGACGCCGGCTGCAAGCTGATCCACTTCGCCACCCCGCTCGAGGCCGACGACATGCAGCGCTGGATCGCGGAGTCGGGCATCGAGACGCGGCCGGCGCCGCCGAAGTACGACGGCCCGATGCTCAGGGTCGGCGATTACAGCAGCAAGGGTTAGGCGGCCTTCTTTTCCGGCGGCATCAGCACGATGGCCTGGTCGGCGGCGGGCTTCTGCAGCTCCAGCGCCTCCTCGAGCGTGCCGTTGAGCCAGCGATCGACATCGCCCGGCGTCATCAGGATCACCGGCATCGCCTTGTTGTGGATCGGCTCCACGACACCGTTGGGCTCTGTCGTGAGGAACGAGAAGAGCTTGTGCCTGCCGACATTGGGCTTGGCCTTGGTGCCTCGATCGCCCTCCCACTCGCGCCAGATCCCGGCGAAGAAGAACGGCTGGCCGTCGGCGCGCTTGAACCAGCGGAACTGCACCGGCTTGCTGGTGTTGCGGTCGGGCTCGGAGAACGCCGTGGCCGGCACGATGCAGCGCTGCTCCGGCTTCTTCAGCCAGGGCTTCCAGTAATTCGATGCGGTGTTGCGGATGTTGGTCACCGGCGCCTTGCTGCCCATGAAGGGCGGCGGCGGGAAGCCCCAGCGCATCGTCTCGACGACCCGCCCGCCGTCGCGCACGACGACGACCGGGGCTTCGTAGTTCGGATAGATGTTGGTGGCGTCGTTCTTCCCGGCGACCGCCTCGGCCCAGTCCTTGCCGACCAGCTGGTAGTGCTTCAGCAGTCCGGCCACCTCGTCGCGCGAGAGCCGCATCGTGTAGAGATTGCACATGACTCGGATGCTAGCGTAGCGCGCCTGCGCCGTCAGCGCTTCCTCACGAAGTCAGGCAGCCTTGAGCTCTGTCCACGAGTCATCGAGCTTCTTGTCCGACTTCACGAGAACCCTCTTGAACACCATCTTCGGCGCCGTGTTGGGCTTGGTTCGATCACACTCGATCATGTGGGTCCGAATGAGCTTCTGGGGGTCATACTCGACGCCGCGGGCCTTTTCCTTCAGCGCCTCGCACACCGTCAGTCGCAGCAGCTTCTCGGCATAGCCACCAGGCACGACCGTCTCGGCTTCCCACCGGCTGATCGTCTCGACCGCGGTGTTCTCGCCCATGGCATCCGACAGCTCGCGCGCCGTCAGCCCCAGAATCTTGCGGACGGCGCGGATCTCGCACCCCCGCAGCCGGTGCGGCATCAGGCAGCGCGCCATAGCGGCGGCCGCGGCGAGTTCTTCCATCTGATGAATGTGGACGTAGGTTTCCGGCTCACCGTCGTCGCCCGTCTCCGTGATCTCCTTCGCTCCGTTGACCACAATGACTGGCAACCCGATTAGGGCCGATGCGTCGTAGCGCTCCAGGTCCTTGGCCATGATCGCCTCGCTCTTCACTCTAAATCTCTCAATATTCGCTATCCGGTATCCGACAAATCGATCACGGTGATGATGCGCAGGATGCCCACGGCGTCGCGCAATCCAACCACCACTCGAATCTGCCTGCCGTCGAGGTCGCCCCCCTCAACGTGCACGATGTCGTCTTTCTTCCTCTCGAACCACGTCACCTGACCGTTCATCAACACATGTTTGACGTCGGTATGAGTGATGCAACGCTTATCCATCTGGATGGGTGCATGGCTGCCCCACCAAATTTCATGACTAGAATCGGCCAGAATCGCGTCCAGCCGCCCCTTCTCTCTTGCGTACCGCATGCAAATCGCTCCTCGACGCTGTACATCCGCTTCTCATCGCGTTCCTCCCTTGCCTTTTGACGGTTCGTCAATACGCCATCGCCGGGCTTCTTGCAAACCCTTTAAACAAAAAAAGAGCCCCGCCAGCGCGAGCCGGCGGGGCTTCTAGGTTTGGGAGGAAACGCCCAAGACGGGCTTACAGCAGACGAAGAGCGTCTGTTGCACCCCGCCGCGTGGTCGACGCGGCGAGCTCGTGACGCGGCGCTGCCGCGTGATTTCTACTTCCCGATCGCCGCGCGGAGCGCCGCGTCCTTCGATGCCGAGCCGGCCGAGCTGCCGACCCAGTAGCTCACCACCGCGGTGAACGAGGTGCCGAGGCTGCCCAGCATGATGTTGGCCAGGTCGCGGCTGCCCTCGGGGATCTCCTTGCGGATCACCAGCCAGAGCATGACGAAGAAGCCCACCGTGATCAGGACGCTGACGATCGGCGCGCCCCAGGCGATCAGCGAGCCGGCCCTGGCGAGCTCGACAGTCTGGTGGCGCGCGCTGGCCACGTCGGCGAGCTGCGCCTGCAGGGTCTCGAACTCGACGCGCCGCGCATCCGCTTCCGCCTGGACGACGGCGATCCTGAACTGCAGCGCCTTCTCCGGGTCGGCGGCGATGGCGCGCTCGATCGCGCCGACGTCGTCTGTGCCGAGGATCTCGCGAGCGATGCCCGTCACCTTGCCGATGGCGGCGCCGGTCTTGTCGCCCGCGATCCACGAGGCGACGGTCGGCGCGAGGCCGAGCAGGAGCGGAATCAGCGGCAGGGCCATGGGAGTCCTTTCACGACAGGAGGTGCCACGCGAGCGGCGAGGTCAGGACGAAGAGGCAGAGCGCCACGACGGCGAGCGCACCGAAGGCCATGCCGAAGAGAAAACCCTGCCGGAAGGTCACGCGGCGACCGCGAAGGCCTCGAGCGCGTCGAGCGTGCGCTTGCCGACGATCCCGTCGGGCAGCAGGCCCTTGGCGAGCTGGAAGGCGATGATCGAAGCGCCCTCGCCGTCGAGGTCGACGGGCGGCAGGCCCAGCAGCTCGCGGTTGCGGCGCCAGTAGCGCACGCGGTCGGCGAGGCCGTTCAAGCCGCCGTTGATAACCTTCGTCTCGGTCTTGAACCAGTCGCGATCGGCCAGCAGAGACAGGCGCTTGCTGTTCCAGAACCACACCGCCGAGGCCGTGGCCCAGTGCGGCTCGCAGATCAGCGTCGGCTGCTCCAGCAGGTCGATGCCGAGCGCGCGTCCGCAGGCCTCGTGATTGGTGCGGCCGGTGACCTGCATCGGCCCGTGGCCCTTGAAGCGGCGGCCGTCGCCGGGATGGACATTGCCGAGGTCGGCACGGCCCTCGTAGTCGCTGCCGTCCGCAATCTCCTCCATCCACCGATACTCGCCGCTCTCGTGCGCGAGCTGCGCCAGGAAGTCGGCGATGCGGCGCGGCGTCGTGAGGCCGCCCTCCTCCATCGCCGCGACGATGAACGGCAGGTGCGGCTCCAACCGCGCGCCGGCGGCCGGCATCATCCGGCGGATCAGATCGTCGGTCAGGATCACGGGTTCCTCGAGGTCGGCAGGCGCAGGATCAGGCCGTCGAGCTTCTGCTCGTGGCGATCCATGCGGGCGTCCTGCTGGGTGTTGCGTTCGTCGATGCCCTTGAGGCGGTCGGCATGGGCGTCGATGCGGCCGTTCAGCACCTGGGTGAGGCCGCGGATGTCGCTGCGGATCTCGATCACGGCGCGGGTGTTCTGGTCGGTCGAGGCGATCACCTCGCGCGCCATCCAGCCGCCGATGCCGAGCCCGATCGGCACGCCCACCACCATCACCAGCCGCGCCCCGAGCTTCAGCAGCGCGTTCTCGGCGACCTTGGCGAAGCGGGCCTCGCTGGTGCCGTTCGGTTCGCCGACTGCGCCCATGACGCTACTCCTCGGTCCACCCGCTGGTGTGGTCGATCGCCTGCACCGCCACGAGGGTGTTGGCGGCGGCGAGGGCATCCTTGAGCGCGCCGGCGTTCATCCGCAGCGCGGTGAAGCGGTCGGCCGCCTTCACGGCCAGCGCGATGAAGTCGCCTTGCGTGAAGAGCACCGTGGAGTTGTCGAGCATTCGGAACGGATGGCCGCCCTCGGGCCAGGCGACGCCCTCGACCTCGAGGAGATTGGCCATGGCCCGCGCGAACACCGCCACGATGTTGGGGCGGTCTTCGTCGCGGATTTGCATCGCCGTGCCGGCGTGCGGCACGCCCTGCAGCACGGCCGCCATGTAGGCCGCGGCGATCGCCTGGCCCTTTGCCGCCTTCGCACCGGCGAGGTTGTACGCCGCGAGCTCGAGCTCGGTGGCGGCGCGGTCGCCCAACCGGCAGTCGCCGGTGTAGAGGGTTCCGGTTTCAGAGTTGCGCCACATGCTCACCCCCACCGCCGTTCAAACATGAGCTTGTATTTCCAGTTTGCGAGCGTGAGGCCGAACGCCGCGCCGGTGTCTTTTCTGGTGACGGCCCATGCCGATGTGGCCGAACCGATGGTGTTGATTCCGCCGGCGATGCGGTTGCACCAGATGGAATTGGTGAACTCTTGCGGCACCGAGTTGGCGCCGCCGTGCGGGCCTACAACCCTATCGCCAACTGCGAATCCGCCATCGGCCGATGTGCACTCGATGACAAATACCGCACGCTCTGGATGGCACCCGATGTTGTGATTCTTGGAAACGATGGTGCCGCTCGACGGAAGCGTTGAGGTCCAGCCCGAATCATAGCGGCCGTTGTAGGCGTAGGCGGTTACGGCGGTGACATTGCCGCCCGAGGTCACGGCCTCGCCGACAAACACCATAAAGACCTCATCGGCCGTCGACCCGTTGCCGAGATAGCCTTTCATTTCCCCATAGTTGAACGTGAACTGACCCGAGGTGGTGCTCGGCGTGCCGCTCTCCTGATAGATCGGCGCCAGCGTGGTCTTCCCGCCGGTGAGCAACCCATCGGTGCCGACCGTCACATAGAGATAGCTTGTCGTGGAGTCGGTCAGATTGCCGAAGCTCACGTTGCCGGTCGACCAGCCCCAGCGCTCGGCATCGCCGTTGCTCGCGCGCACCACCAGCGGCGCGGCGGCGGCCACGTTGGAAGTCGAGAGCGCCAGGCCGGACACCGTGGCTAGCAAGTTGGGAGCGCCCGAGGAAAGCGGCCCCCGCGCCACCGTCTGCCGGCGGCCCATCGGGGTCGGCCGGCCCTGCGAAAGCCACTTCGACCCGGTGGAGCGAAACCACACGACATGCCCCGGCGGCACCACGGCGTTGTCGACCGCCTCGCTGCCGTTGGTGTCGATGAAGGTGGGGAAGATGCCGTCCGCATAGATGCCGACGTAGAAGCCTTCGCCGGCGGTGGCGGCCGCAGGCAGGGCCGCCACTCGGGCCGCCGCGGCCGTGTTGTGGCTGACGATATAGCCCCGGTCCGAGGCAGCGGCCGACGTCGCGATCGTGCTGCCTGACGTGCCGGTGTCGCGGATCGGCGCATTCTGGTAACCAACCCAGACCGTCTTCGCGACGTCGTAGATCCCGTCGTCGACCTGCGCGGCGTCGCCGGTGGCGATCTGCCGCCGCCAGCGCACCGCGATGTCGGCATAGGTCCAGAACGAGGCGCCGGCGCGCAGCAGCGCGTGGCGGGCCGACGCCAGCCAGCCGGTGACGACGCCCTCGTCCAGTTCGGACGAGGCCGGGATGTAGACGGTGAGTGGCAGGTCGTCGGTCGTCCAGGAGACGGCGGCATTGCCGTTGGTCGACTTCCACACGCCGCGGGCCAGCGTGTCGGGCGGCGAGCCGATCGACAGGGCGCCGCCGCGGTTCATCTCCCACTTGGTGTTGTCGCGGTTGCGCACGACATAGACGGGCTTGTCGCCGTTGGAGAAGCTCGCGCTGAACGGCAGGTAGTCGCCCTTGGCGCCCTCGAGCGTGTAGGTGCCCGTGCCGGTGGTATTGGAGGTCTCAACGGTCTGCTCGGCAAACGACTTGGCCATAGGGCGTTCCTCAGAGGATCTCGATCAGCGACAGCTCGGCTTTCCACACGTTCGCGTCCTGGTGGAACCAGGGCTCGGCGCCGAAGGCGGCGTCGGTCTCGAACAGTGCCTGCAGCGAGAAGGTGTGGAACTTCGTCGTCGCTGACGGGTCGAGGCAGAAGGCGATGTCGCGCGCCAGTCCGCAGTAGCGCTGCAGCTCGAATAGGCCGGCCGTCATCTCGGCCTCGTCGACCGCCGAGATCGGCAGGGTGAGGCGGCGCGAGGCCGGCCCGCGCGGGTCGCTGTAGCTTCGGCCGAACGGCGAGCGCACGCGCGCATCCGGCGAGATCAGGCCCAGCCCGACATTGGTGTCGACGTTGAAGGTGGGCTGGAACAGGGAGCCGATGAACAGCCGGCCCGCCTCGACATAGCCGTCAGGGTTCGAGTCGTCGGCGATGTCCAGCCGCCAGTAGCGGTAGGTGCCGGACGTGAAGCGCACCAGCGAAAATTCCTGCGGCCAGTCGGGATCGCTGTGCTTGCCCGAGCTCGGCCAGGCCGAGTCGGCGCCGCTGTCGACGACGGGCGACGCCGTGACGGCCGCCGCGCTGGCCGCGCCGCGCACGCGCAAGGTCGCGGCCGACGAGAGATTGTGACCGACCAGCACCAGCGCGTTGCAGGCACAGGCCGCGCCGAGGTCGATCGTGACGTACTCGGCCGAATCGCCGGTCGCGCGCCACTTCTTCTCCGGCCGGCGGTCCTGCAGGTTGCCGACCGACAGCGAGCCCTGCTCGGTCGAGCCGACCAGAGTCGCGGCATCGCCGAACCGCGAGGAAAGGAACACCGCGCGCTCAGCCATAGAATTCCACCGTCACGGCCGAGGTTCCCTGAATATCCAGTGAAACGAACAGCACCGGCTTGGCAGCGCCGAAGCCCATGCGGCCCACGTTGTTGATGGTGGCGCCGCGGCCGATCAGGTCGACGAACGGGTCGATCTCGAAGTCGACCTGCCAGCGACGGCGCTCGACCTCGAGGATGCCCTGCTGGCGCGCCGCCTCGGCCGCCGCATCGACCTCGTAGCGGAAGCCGGCCTGGGGCACGAAGACCTGCTTGGCCGTCGGGTAGAGCGCAGCCACCGCCGGCGAGGCCGCCTGCGCCCAGCGCGCCTCCTGCGCCAGGATGGAAGCGGTCTCGTCGTCGACCGAGGGCGCGAGCTCGCTGCGGCCCTGCGGGCTGCCGTTGATCGACCAGCCGACGAAGCTCGCCGCGCGCGGCGGCGCCATGGCCACCAGGCGCGGCTTGCCCATGCCCTCGGCCTTGAACTCGAAGGCGAGGCTGCTGCCGATCGAGGGCGATTCCAGCCAGCCCACCGCCAGGCGGCCGTCGGGCCGCAGCCGCCACCAGCCGAGGATGCCCGACAGCACGATGTCGAGGGCCTCCGCCTTGGTGATCTCCTGGGAGAAGAACCAGCCGACCGGCGCGGAGTGCCGCGTGTCCATGCGGTTGAACGAGGTGACGTCGATCTGCGCCGCGTCGTCGAGCCGGCTCTGGCCGCGCGTGGTCGCGATGCGGCGCGCGATCTCGCCGCGCTTGGTGGGCGCGGGATGGCCGTAGGCGGTGTCGCCGTCGCCGACGCCCTCGACCCGCACGCCGTACTGCAGCGTCACGTTGGGCCTCACCAGCGACTTCGCCAGGCACGTCGCGCACTCACCGCCCGGGATGGTGGCCGCGGCCAGCGCCTCGTAGGTCGGATAGTCGGCGCCGATCGCGAGCGGGACGCCGCCGTGCTTGAAGGCGATCAGCTGCTGGCTGCTGCCCAGGCTCCACTGGAAGATCTGGTCGGCGGTCGACAGCAGCACCGGCTCCTCGTTGAAAAACCAGCCCAGCGCCCAGGGCTTCCAGCGGCCCTTCAGCGAGGCGTCGCCTTCGAGCCCGCCCTCGCCCTTGTAGAACTCGTTGTGCAGCAGCGCGTCGAGCTGCCAGCCGGGATCGCGCAGGTCGATGCGCTTGGTGTCGAGGTCGGCGATCAGGGCGCGGGCGGTGAAGCGCGCCACCGTCTCGAAGGTCGCGAAGTCGGCGCCGCGCTCGCCACGCTTCAGCGTGACCGGCGCACCGTCCCAGACATAGTCGAGCAGGTAGTCGAGCTTGCCATCGGGGTCGACCAGCACCAGCTCGCCCACCGTGGGCCTGGACCGGCCGAGCGGATCGACACCCGCGAACAGCGACGAGCCGAAGTTCGGCGCCGCCGGCAGGATGCCGTCGACGAAGGTGGCGGCCGGCGTGTCGGCGTTGCCCGAGGAGCGCGAGGTGGTCGAGGCGGGATAGAGCTCGACCCGCGTGCCCGCCCAGCCCCACTCACCGCCTTCCGGCCACTCGGGATCGCCGTAGGGACCGAACGGGCCCAGCTCCAGCGCCGACGCCGGGTCGGCCGGCTCCAGCACCAGCAGGAGATCCTTGCCGCGATGGCCGCCGAGGTTGAGCGGGTCGACGCCGGCGGCCAGCGGCCACGGCTCGTTGGGGCCGCCGAACTGGCCGTAAGGCGGGAAGTAATCGGCGAACTCCGTGCTGGCCATGACGCTAGCCGACGCGGGTGGTGTTGGTGATGTAGCGGCTCAGCAGGTTGTTCAGCCGCGCGCTGTTGGCGCGCTCCTCGCGCAGCTCCTCGGTCAGCGTCTCGACCGCCGCCAGCAGCCGGCTGACCTGCTGCGCCTGCGGGCCGCCGGCATTCTGGTCGAGCGCCTGGCCGCCCGCGCCGCCCGGCACCATGTTGGCCTGCAGCGCCAGCAGGTCCTGCAGGATGGCGTCGCGGTCGGCGTTGTAGCGGGCCGAGCCCGCGTAGTAGCTGCGGCTGAATTCCGCCCGCTCCAGACCTTCCTCGGCGAGGCGGCCGATCGCCGCCTGGTCGCCGGCGAAGGCCTGCGCGCGGGTGGCGGCATATCCCGCCTCGAGGCCGGCCAGCGTGCCGCGCGGGTCGAGATTGGCGAGGTCGCCGCCCGGCGTCAGGCGGCGGATCGCCTCCTCCAGCCGGCCGGTGCTCTGCTCGTAATACTGCTGCTCGATCTCGAGCTTCTTCTTCGTCCAGTATTCGGCGATGCGCGCCATGTCGACGTAGACGTCCTTGACGTTGTCGCGGATGTATTCGGCGCTCGCGAGCGAGTCCTTGCGCTGGTCCTCCAGCTCTCGCAGCGCCACCGCCCGCGGGTCGAGCATGCCGTCGAGGAAGTCCTGCGCGACGCGCTTCACCCGCTTTTCCTGCTCCTGGCGCACCGGCGCCAGCGACAGGCCGAGGCTGGCGGCCGTCGAGGCCGTGGCCTCGAATTCGGCGTTGAGCTTCCTGATCGCATCGGCCACCGACGCCGTGCTCTTGCCCAGCCGGTCGTAGACGTTGGACACGAAATCGACCGCCTGTCCGACCTGCGCCAGACTGCCCGAGGAGCCGCGCTGACCAACCGTGTACAAGGCCGTCCGCATCGACTGCGAAATCTCGCCGACTGCGCCGCCAAGGATGGACCGGACCGCGACCTGGGCGCCGCCACTGTCCAGCATGTTGTCTTCGCCGGCGCGCCAGAGCGACTTCGCCCCGGTCGATGGATCGATGAGGTACGACCAGCTCTGATTCAGGTTCCAGCCGCCACCGGTGCGCGACGAGGTCTCCGACGCCATGCCCCAGACCTTGCCGGGATCCTTGACGCCGCCCAGCATGCCGAAGATCGAATCGAGACTGTTGCCGAGCTGGCCGAGCGGCTGCTGCAGGCTGCGCGCGTCGGCGCTCGGCCCCCAGGCGCCGCCCGAGGTCGACCAGCCGCCGGCGCCATAGTTGAGGGCACCGTATGCCTGGTTGTCGACGTACTTCTGTTGCTCGCCACCGAACAGGCCGGGCAGGAACGCCGACGCCAGGCTGATGAGCGGGCCGGCGATCTGGCCAATGCCCGGAATCAGCGACACCGCGCCGCCGATCATGCTGCCGATGCCGCCGATCGTGCTGGCGGTGCTGCCGTTGCCGGTGGCGAGCTGGAAGATGCCCGAGCCGATGCCGGCCACGGCACCGATGCCCTGAAGCGGCGTGATGCCCCATGAGGACGGGTTCCACATGCTCGGCGAAAGCATGGGCACGCCCTGCATCGACGCCGGCGACATGCCCGCATAGGGACCGGTGAAGGGCGTGTTCAGCCACTGGCCGAAGCTGCCCAGCGAACCCGACAGGTTGCCGAACAAGCTGCCGCCCCCCAGCGACGGCATGCCGAGACCGCCGCCGGCGCCGCCCCCCAAACCTCCCATCGAGCCGTAGCCCAGGGCCGACGCGGTCTGCGGCGACACCAGGCCAAGGGAGCCCAACGCCTGCACGCCCATGCCGATCACCGGCCGGATGGTGGCGAGCGCCAGCAGCTCGGCCGCGGCGCGGCGGGCGGTGCGGATGAAGAGCTGGCCGAACTCCTCCATCGAGAACCTGCCGTTCTCGAGGATGCGGTCCCACATGTCGGCGGCGGTCTGCTGGATGGACTGCAGGCCGCTCTTCAGCGGCTCCAGCCACATCTCGTTGGCCCGCTTCATCTCCTCGGCCTGGCCCTTGAGCCTCTCGTTCTGCTCGATCGCCTGGCGGCGGCGCTCGATGTCCTCGACGGTAAGCGCGGTCCCGGCCTTCTCGGCCTCGTGCTTGGCCTTGATCAGGGCGAGTTCGCGCGCCCGCACCTCGGGGAACTCGTTCAGCAGCCGCAGCTCGGCCTCGAGCAGGACGTTCTGCTTCTCCAGCTCGGTCGTGGCGACGGCGAAGCTCTCGGCCGCCTTGCCCTGGGCGGCGCGCTGCATCAGCTCGACGATCTTCTGCAGGCGCGGGTCGGTGGCCTCCAGCGCCTTGCCGTAGATCTCGATGGCCTTCTGCGCCGCCGCGGCCGCGACGGTCTGCTCCTGGAAGGCGACGTCGCCGCGGCGGGCGGCCGCGGTCATCCTGTCCTGCGCCTCGGCGGCGGCACCCAGCTGGGTGATCAGCTTGGCGTAGCGCTCGGCCTCGTTCTGGCCGGTGCCCTTCGGTGGCGGGTTGGAGGCGCCGACGGTCGGCGAGCTGTAGGACGGGTTGGGCTCCGGGCCGTTCCAGCCCTGGCCACCCCTTCCCTGCACGCGCGCGCGGTCGAGGTCGAGCTTCTTCAGCAGCGGCGCGGCGCCCGGCTGGCCGGCCAGGTTGTTGCGCTCGAACTCGATGCGCTCCAGGCTCTCCTGCGCGCCGGTGCCGCTGTCGGGGCCGGTCGTGAACTTGCTGCCAAGCCACGAGGCGGCCTTGCCTGCCTGCTCCATGCCGTAGATGAACAGCTTGAGCGGCGCGAGGGCCACTTCGATCGCGCCGGCGATGGCGCGGAAGCCGAAGGCGACCGGTTCGTAAAAATTCTCGGCGGCGAAAGCGCGCCACTTCAGCATCGACTGCTCGGCGGTCGAGCCGAGCTTGTCCCACTTGTCGATGGTCTCCGGCTTGATCATGGCGCCGGCGCGCTCGGCCGAGGCCGCGAGATCGTCCTGCCCCCTAGCCAGCGCCGGCAGCAGCACCAGCATCTTGCGGCCGGCCTTGTCGAACACCTCGGTCGAGAGCGCGACGCGGGTGTTGGCGTTGTCGACCTTGTCGAGCGAGCGCGCGGCGTCGGTCAGCAGGTCGCCGTAGGGCCGCACCGCGCCCTGGGCGTCGAGGATCTTTATGCCGAGACGGTTGAAGATCTCGATGGCTTCCTTGTTGCCCTCCGACGCCTGGCCGATCTTGCGGCTGTACGCGGCGGCGCCCACTTCGAGGTCGGAAAGCTTCACGCTGGCGCCGGTCGCGGCATACTGCATGCCCTGCAGCTGGCGCGTGTTGGTGGTGAGCTGCTCCGCCATGGAGCCGAGGCCCCCCACCGCCTCGGTCAGCTCGCGGGCGAAGGAGGTGACGGCACCCACCGACAGGGCGATGCCGAACACGCTGGCGAAGCGCGAGACGGTGTTGAAGCCGGCGCCCAGCTTGCCCAGCTGGGCCTCCATGCGGGCCAGCGTGCCGTTGGTGTTTCCGACCGACTTCTCGATGTCCTCCAGCGACTTCCGCGCCTGGTTCGCGCCCTCGCGCGCCTTGGAGGCGTCGTAGACGATTCGGACGATTTTGACTTTACCGGCCTCCTCCATCTGACACTCCCATCGTGCGCAATTGGAATCGTGCGGGCTTTTCGCGCGTGTGAACGCGCTGCCGCCCGCCGCCCTCCGGCTATCGCCGGCGGGCTGCCTCCTCGCGAAGACGCTTCATCTCGTGTTCGACCCAGCAGTCGTCGATCTCGACGAGCTGCTCGACGAAGAGCTCCAGCCCGTCGCCGATCAGGCCCTGCCGCACGCCCTCGTCGCGGAAGGTATCGGCGGCGATCGGCAGCGGCGTCGGGACCATGCCCCCGCTGAGGGGGCGGCTGCGACCCAGCCGCAGCAGGGTGCCGTAGAGCGCCAGGCCCTCGGGCCCCGGCTCGGGCCGGGACAGCAGCTTCGCGCGCGAGGCCTTGTCGCCCCGCTGCGCATGGTTGCGGAAGGCGGCGACCTTCGGCCCCCAGGCGCTGTCCCAGCGGATCAGTTTTTTACGTCTTCGACCGTTTCCTTGGCGCGCGCCATGCGGAAGTTCCTGTGCTCGAAGCAGGTCACCGCGAGGTCCTGGATGGCGTCGTCGGCGAAGGCCAGGAACTGCGCGGCCGCCTCCTGGCTGAACGGCGCGGCGCTGCCGTCCGGAGCCGGCACGTTCTTCCAGTCGCGCACGAACATGCGCGCGTAGTAGCGCGCACGCACCGCGGCAAGCTCCTCCTTCTCGGCACCCACGCCCTCGAGGCGGCGCAGCTCGGCCTGCATCTTGGGGAACAGCTCGACATAGGCCGGGTTGGCGTCGGTCGCGGCCAGCACCAGAAGGCGGGCCTCGCTGTCGGTGATCTTCATCCAGAGGCCGGTCTCGCCCTCGATCGTGCGGTCGCGGCGCAGCGCGGCGAACTTAGTCGTGTCGATCAGCTTCGAATCCATCGTCCTTGTTTCCTTCCGTGTCGTTGCCGGTTTCTTGGTGGCCCTCGCGCAGGAGACCTGCGGCCTTGCCGACATCGAGCTGCTCGGGCGTGCACTCGATCTTCTGGCCGGTCCTGAATCGGACCTTGCGCTCGCCCTCCTCCGACCCGACGAAGACGCGGAACGGGCGGAGGACGGTGGCGCGGACCTTGGTCGTCATGAATCCTCGAACGTGCGCAAGGGGAGCCGTGCGAGCTTCCGGCGCTGGTTACAGCGCCTGCCGCTCGCCAGCGGTGGCTACGCCACCGCTCGCGTGATCTCGATGGCGCAACCATCGCTCTCGTCGTGCAGGGCATCGACGTGGCAGCCTAGCATGACGTCGCCGTCGTTGCCCGGGTCGGAGCGCTGCGGGCGGCTGATCTTTCCGTTCGGGATGTTGAAGGTGTACTTCTTGGTGGTGAGGATGCCGGCCGTCATCACCAGCGCGCCTGTCGTGCCGGGCAGCAGGGTCGTGTACTGCGCCAGGCTCTCCCAGTAGAACTGGAAGTCCATCGGGATGCGGAAGCGGCCGAGGCCCGTGCCGTAGGCCGCCGAGCTGCCGAAGGCGTACTTGCGGCGCACGTTGTTGGTGATGCGGATCGTGGCGTCGATCAGCTTCGGCGTCAGGCCGAAGAAGGTGCTGACCGTCACGTCGGCCGGGGTGATCGGCTCGTTGTCCGACGGATCCGCATAGGTCGCCATCGACTTGGCGGCGGTGCCCGTCGTCTCGGTCATGCCGATGAGGTTCCAGATCATCGAGCCGGGCTGGCCGTTGGAAAGGCGCAGCTCGAGCGAGTCGACGATCATGCCGGCGGACCAGACATAGGGATCGGTGCCGCCGTTCTCGTAGCGCTCCTCGACGGTGAGCGGCACCAGCGTGCTGGCGTCCTTCATCACGTCGGTCGACCAGTCGCTGCAGAGCAGCGAGCGGAACAGCAGCTCGACGCCGTCGTCGTAGACGAAGGGCATGGCGATGCGCATGCCGAGCGCGTCGAGGCCCTTATGCGTGGCCGCCAGGCGGCGATCGCCGCGGCGCTCGGGCGACTCGCCGAACGGCTTGTCGTTCAGTCCCTCGGTCGTGGCGTCGCGCAGGACCTTCCACGCGGGGCTCGACGGGATGGTGCCCTGCGCCGACTCGGCGACGATCGACACCTGCTTCAGTGCGCTGTCCATCTCTAAGGCTCCATCACTTCAGGTTGTAGACGAGGTAAGAGACCGCGACGTTCTCGATCCACCGGCCGGTGGCGCGGTTAGGCGACGGCGGGGACGAAAGGGTCCGCACGCCCCAACCGTTCGCCAGCGCGAAGCGCCGCTGCAGGAAGGCGTCGGAGATCGCGCGCGCGTAGCCCGCCACGTCGTTTCCGCTGTTCAGCGGTGCGACGACGCGGATCCAGACGTTGCCGCGCTCGCGGTAGAAATTGTTGCCCGGCGCGCCGAACGTGTACTGGTCCATCGGCGGGCCGCCGTCGAACTCCAGCGCGGTGAAGCCGGTTTCGCCCGTCGCCGAGGCATAGACGTTCTCGGTGTCCTTGCGGGCAAAAGGGATCGACTCGGCAGCGATGATGGTGTCGAGCTCGGTCTTGAAGGCGGCGCGGACGCGATCGTCGGACATAGGGTGCTCCGAAGGAGCACCCGGCGAGCGTCAGGCGCTGTAACCAGCGCCGGGAGCTCGCACCGCTCCAATGAGGTGCGCAATCTCAGCCATGCGGGCTTTCGCGCCTTCGCTTCGCTGCAGGCGCTGCCAACCGCCCGCGCCGCAAGCGGCGCGCTACCACACCGACTTCTTCATCAGGAACTGCAGCACCGGGTAGGTGTAGAAGCCGCCCTTGCCTCGGGTCTGCGCCTTCGACGACTTCAGGATCGTGGCGTCGATCTGCAGCGTCTCCAGCCGGAAATCCACGAAGACCGAGGCGCCGTAGCGCCGGGTCACGTCGACCACGACCTTGCGGTAGACGCCGCTCGGTGCCTGCTTCGAGAGGCCACGCCTGCCCTTCCAGCCCTTGCGCCGGTTGGCGCGGCCGCCCTCGATCTTGCGGGCGTAGGGCATGGTGTTGACGATCTGGACCTTGGCACCCGGCCGGAGCCGGTCGAGCGACGCCAGGGACTCCAGCGTGGCGGCGCGGCCGCCGGCGATACCCACGCCATCGACCAGGATGACGTGGCTGTCGCGATAGTGTCCGTCCTCGGCGGGGCCGATCGGCGAGAGCCTCACCAGCTCGGCATAGGCATAGGCCACCGCCGCGCGCAGCGAGGTGCGCCGCGCGAACTCGATCTTCCCGAAGGGCTTGACCTCGAGGTAGTTGCGCAGCCGCACGTTGTCGGTGATGACGATGGGCTCGGCGGTGAAGCCCTTCTTGACCTCGCGCGGCAGGTCCTGGTGGACCAGCGCGATGTGCTCGGCGCGGATGTCGCGCTGCAGCCAGGCGTCCAGCTCGACGACGGTGATGCCGTCGGTCGTGGCGGGCATCAGGAATGGCCGCCCGAGACCACCAGGATGTGCAGCGCCACCGACTCGCCGACCCTGCGGGTGTCGCAGGACTGGATCAGGTAGCCGCCGATTGAGTCGCCCTGCCGCGGGTAGCGCGTCGGCGCGGCCGAGGCGGCGATCTCGGCGTTGGAGATCTTGATGGTGAATTCGGCGTCGTCCATCGCCCCGGCGAGTTCGACGCCGGTCAGGCTGTAGCGCTTGGCCTTCACGTCGATGTTCGCCTGGCCGGCGCGCTTCAGGGTCAGGGTCTCGCCGTGACGCAGGAACATGCGCCGCGAGGCATCGACGATGCTCACGGCAGCGGATTCCGCCAGGGCGCCAGCATGTCGCGCACCGACGGCAGCAGATACGGTGCCGTCAGTGCGCCGAGCGTGTCGCCGCCCGGCGTGGTGTAGGACACGCTGCCGACGTCCGGGGCGCTCTCGGACCGGATTGACGGGTCACGACCGGCCGACAGGACCGCTCCAGACATCTGTTCGATCGCGGCCGCCTCGAGAACGTTGTCGACGTTGCCCGACATCGTCGCGGCGAAGCCCGCCTTGAAGGTGACGACGATCTTCTGCGTCTTCCAGTCCGTGGGCGTGTCGCCGCTCATGCGGCGCAGCCTGGCCGGGCGGGCGCCGACGACGACATAGTCGGTGCCCGCGGCCAGGGCCGTGCCGTCCTCGACCACGCTGTCGACGGTGTAGAGAGGCAGGCGCCACGGCAGGTAGATCTCGTGGCCCCTCTTCTCGCACTCGACGTGCCAGGTGGCGCGCAGGGTCTCGCGCGCGAAGGTCGGCTCGGCGCCGGCGGCGTCCTTGGCCAGGCGGCAGTAGTTGACGATGTTCTGCGACACCCGCGGGATCAGGTCGCCGATCAGGGAGTCGTAGTCGGTCGTCGTGATGCGCAGCGCCGTCTTCACCGCGGTGGCGGTGGTGAGGTTCCGCTCGGCATCCGACGAACTCGCCGGCGTCACGGTCTCCAGCAGGTCGCAGAAGGACTTCATGCGCGGGATCCGGGCGGCGAGAGAATGGGGCACCGCCGGCCGGTGGGGTGCACCGGCCGGCAGCGGGAGACAGGTCAGGCAGGCCGGCTCTAGGCCGGCGGGTTGACCGTCGGGGCGTTGCTCGGATGGCCGAGCAGCGCCGTGGCCGCGATCAGGGCGGCCGTGGCGTTGTTGGTCGGCGTGATCGTGAGCCGCGTGTAGCGCTTCGATCCCTTGTAGCCGAGCTTGTAGCACTTATTGTCGTCGCTCTGGATGAACGACGCCAGAGCCTCGGTTCCGATCAGGTCGTTGTCGGAAACCGCCGCGGCGTCCGAGAGGTTGGCGACGTCGCCCTCCTCGAGGAGCGCCGTGAACTCCGCGCCGGCATCGCCCAGCGAGCCGGTCAGGATGAGGTAGGTCAGCGACTCGAAGTCCTTGCGGTCGATGATTTCGCCGACGAGGGCGGTGTTGTCGGCCACCGACTGCGGCGAGATGCAGCGCTTCGGGGTGACCTGGTTGAAAAGATCGCGCATGGCCTGCGCCTCCGTGAAGAACGATGAAGAGGTGCGGCGGCTATTCTGGCCCGGCCGCCGCGGCGGGCTTTCTGCGACGCGAGTCGCTGCCACCTCTTACGAGGTGGCGTTCTTCATGACCTTGATGGCCTCGAAGTTCTGCACGCCGCCGCCGACACGGCGGCGGTGGTAGAACTTCACCATCGGCTTGGCCGTCAGGGCGTCGCGGATCACCTGGGTGCCCGTGCGCTCGACGATGATGTAGCCGCGCTTGAAGTCGCCGAACGCCACCGGGTAGGCGTTCGAACCGGCATTCGGCATGTCGTCGTCGCTGACGATCGGCTTGCCGAGCAGGGTCTCGGTGAAGCCTCCGACCACGTCCTTGGACGGCATCAGGATGTAGTTGCCCTGGCCGTCCTTGAACTTGCGGACGGTGCCCAGCGTGGCGTCGTTCATCATCCACACCGCGCCCGGCCGGTAGACCGGCTTGAGGGCGTGCATGAGGTCGATGAAGGCGTCGGTCGGGTTGCTCGACGCGAAGCCCGTCGCATGGCCGCTCGCGATGTAGCCGATCTTGCCCCATTCGTAGGAGGCATTGGCGACGATGTCGTAGGACTGGAAGCCCTTGGGGCGGTTGACGCCGCTGCCCGTGACATAGACGCCGTTCTCCTGCTCGGCGAAGGCGATGCCCACCTCGTCGGCCAGGTAGGCCTCGATGTTCTGGTCGGAGTCCTCGAGCAGCTCGGTCGTGACCTGGGGCTCCGCCCACAGCGTGCCGGGCGTGAACTCCAGCTCGACCATGCGCGGTGTGCCGGTCTCGCTCGGCGTGGTGCGCTCGTTGCCCCAGCCGCCCACCGAGGCGCCCGAGGTCGTCACCAGCTTCTTCAGGCTGCGGGCGCCGATGCTGCGGACCGTGGCCACCTGGCGCATGGCGATGGTGCGCCGCGCGACACGGTCGATCGCCGAGTCGTATTCGGGATGGACCGTGAAGCCGCCGTCCGGGTTGGTCCCGGTGTTCATCGCCTTCTTCTCGAGGTCGCGCAGGCCGGCCTCGTCGCCGCTGCGCATGTAGCCGAACAGGCCGGTCTTGTACTCGGCCATCTCCTTCGACTCTTCGGCGCCACCAGCGCCCTTGCGCGGGCGGGCCGCCAGCTTCTCGACGTCCTCGAGCTTGGCCTTGATCTCCTTGGAGATCTTGGTCAGCTCGGCGTTCAGCGCGTTGGTCTTCTCCTCGAGAAGCGTGTCTTGCTTCGCCAGGCGCGCGTCGTTCGCGGCCTTGAACTCCTCGAACGTCTTGCCCTGCTTCTCCAGCAGTTCCTTGAGGTCGCTCATGCGACTGCTCCTTTCATGCGGTCGGTGTTGCGGCGGATCAGGTCCGCCAGGTCGGCTTCGTCCTCACCGGCGTCGCGCAGGTGCTTGAGGCCGCTGAAGCCCTCGGCCATGAAGGCCTTGGCCTCGGCTCGCGAGAGTCCGGCGTCGCGCAGGATCTTCTCGATCTCGGAAGGCGCGGCGGACTTGACGTCCGTCACGCGCGCCTTGGGGTTGGCGGGGAAGGTCACCGGGGAGACCTCCCACAGCTTGACCTTCTTCAGGGTGCGCCGCGGCTCCTCGGGCTTGGTGCGCACCGACCACTCGACCGGCGTGTAGCCGATCGACAGGCCGTTGATGGCCGAGCGCGGCTGCATCTTCATCAGGGTGTAGAGGTCGCGGGCGCGCGGGATGTCGGCCAGCATGCCCTCGCAGACCAGACCCTTGTCGTCCTCCTCCATGGAGGTCCAGATGCCGATCGGCGTCATGTCCTCGGCCGTGCCGCCGAACATGCCGCCGCCGTGCTGCAGCAGCATGGCCGGCCAGATGCCCGAGCCCTTGGCCTCGCGCAGCGTCTCGGCGAAGCAGCCGGCCGCCAGCACGTCGCCGTAGGAGTCGACGTTGCCGAACACGGCGCCGTAGCCCGAGAACTTCATCGCCTTCTCGTCGCCCGTGGCATCGGCGAACTTCCACTCCGCGGCGAAGGCGGCGCGCTGGTTCTGCATCGTCGGTGTCCCCTAGGTGGCGGGCGGCTGGGTTGACTTGGGCGGCTGGTACGGCAGGCCGTTAGGCTCCAGCACCGTGGTGTTGAGCGGGATGCGGAAGCGGTCGACGTCCGCCACCCAGTCCATCTCCTCGAGGGCGCGGACCTCGTTGGGGTTCATCGCGCCCATGTCGACCATGAGCTTCAGGAACTCGGCGCGCTCCTTGGCAGTGCCGCGCAGCAGCGCCTGCACCGTGAAGCGGAAGTAGAGGCCTGCATCGATCTCGTCGTCGGTCAGCAGCTGCTGCGCGGCGGCCTCCTCCCAGGCGACGTGCCAGGGCTGCAGCGTGTGCACGACATGCTGGATGAAGAACTGCTCGGCGCTGGCATAGGTCGGCGACTTGTCGCCGGTGTAGCCCACCATCTGCGGGAACACGCCGAAGGCGCGGCAGATCTCCTCGATCTGCTGGCCACGCAGGCCCATGGTCTCGGCGTCGGTGTTCTTCAGTCCCAGCTGCTTCCAGTCGAAGTCGCCCTCGAGCAGCGCGTCCTTGCCGGTGTTCTCCGCCCCGCCCTGCGCCTCGCGCCAGGCGGTCAGCACAAGCTTGCGCTGGTCCTCGTCGGGGATCGGCGTCTTGGCGATCAGCAGGCCGCCCGGCCGCGCGCCGTTCTTGAACAGGCGCGCCTGGCTCATGTCGATCGCCAACCGCAGCCCGATGGCCTCGCGCGCGTACTGCAGGGCGCCGAGGCCCTTGACCGCGTCCCACGACGGGCCGCGCAGGACGAACACATCCTGCTGCTCGAACGTGTCGACACCGCCCTGCGGCCAGCTGACCTTGTACTCGATCGACCAGTCGTCGCGCTGCTTCCAGCTCAGCCAGGACGGGTTGACCGGCAGCAGCTCGAGCGGCTGGCCGCGCACCCCGCGGGTGATGATCGACAGGCCGAAGTCGCTGACCGAGGCGTGCATCGTCATCGTGCGGCGCCATTCGCTGGGCGTCTGCCAGGCGTTGGGCCGGCGCTGGATCAGCCGGGCGACAGGATGCTCGGAGAGCTTCAGCGCGGCGCGGCTCTTGCCGTCCTCGCTCTGGCGATAGAGCTTGAAGGGAATCTGCGCGCAGCCGTTGCCCAACAGGGTCGCGCAGCGCAGCACGGCGGTGACGCCGAGCGCCCGCTGTGCGGTGACGTTCTGGCCGCTCGCCGTCTCGGCGCCCAGCATGTAGGCGCGCAGGAGATCGAGCGACGAGCTCTTCGCCGCCGGCGGCTGGGCGCCGCGACCCGTCAACCACTTCCACATGCAGGCCTCAGAGGACGGTGATGGACGCCGTACCGCGCGCCGCAGGATTGAGGGACATCAGCGAGACGGCGTCGAAGGTCGCCATCAGGGGATCGATCTTGCCGACGCCGGAGCCCTGCTTGGTGATCAGCTTGGCGCTGCCGCGGGGCTCGACCTTGGCGTTGCCGACGCAGTAGGCCATCAGGCGACGGCCGGCGTGCACCAGCGTGCCGTCGGCCAGGGCGCGCTCGGCGGTCATGATGGCACCGCTGAGGCGCCAGCCCTGCGAGACGCCGACGATCTGGTCCTGCCGCACGCCGCCCGACAGGATGGCGTCGAGCAGGCCGCCGAGGCCCGCGGCGTCGAGGCCGACGGCGTTCTTCGCCGGCAGCTTGCCGCTGGCGACCACCTGGCGGGTGATCTCGGTGACCTCTTCGAGGTCCTCGCCGAGCTCGGCCATGATGCCGAGATCGCCGTCGGCCGCGAACTGCCGGAACAGAGGCGCCTCGCTCTGGCGCAGGTTCAGCACCGACTCGTGGCACCAGGCGTGGGTCCACAGAAGCCAGCGCCGCGTGGCCTTCTCGCGGCCGAGCACGGCCAGGCCGAGCAGGTCGTCGAGGCCGCCGCCGTCGCCGCCCATGGTCACGACCTCGGAGCGCTTCAGCAGCTCGGCGAGGTCGGAGATCGGCTCGAAGGTCGCGGCCTCCCAATAGTCGGCGCCGCGCCAGCGCTCGGAGTGCAGCGCCAGACCGATCTCGATGTTGAGGTGCTGCGACGCCCAGATGCGGACGTCCTTCTCGTCCTTCAGCTGGGCCTCGGCAAAGTCCTTCACCAGACGCGGGATGCGGATCGACCGGTTCAGGTTCGGCGTCACCAGCGGCCAGTTGCTCGGGTTCTCCCAGAATTTCCGGTCCTTCTGTTGCGCCTCGGTGAACTCGTAGAGGACCGGCAGCGTGTCGACGCCCTTCACCGTGCCGTCGCGGACAGCGCGAGCGATCTTGAGCTCGTCGCGGAACACGCCTGCCGGCGGCTCGAACGACTGCGTGGTGATCATCGCGAAGAAGGATTCGGGGATGGTGATCATGCCGCCGCGGATCTGCTGGATGATCCAGGCAGCGCGGGCGTTTCGACCCAGCAAGTGAATCTCGTCGATCGCTGCGGCGGCTACCACCGCACCGGTGACGATATCCTCGTCGAAGGTCTTCACCTTCAGCAAGGCGTCGTTGGTCCGGTCGGTGATCGTCTTGATGTGATTGGCGACGTGGAAGCGCTTCTGAAGGTAGTTGTCGGGGTCGTTGGCGATCATGCCGCGGACCGTGTTGAAGGCCTTGTCGCTGATCTCCTGGCTGGGCCCGGTCAGCAGCATTTCGGCCGCCGGGCGCTTGTTCATGATCAGCGCCGTCAGCATGAGGCCAGCGGCATTGGTCGTCTTGGCATTCTTCTTCGGCACCAGGCAGAAGAGGCCGCGAATACGACGGACACCGGTCGCCATGTCGAGCGAGCCGAACAGGGCGCGCATGATGTCGCGCCACCAGTCGCCTGCCACCTCCTTCATCGCCGGCGTGCCGACGACGTCGTAAAGGCAGAGCTTGTCGAAGATGCCGACCGCGCGCGCAGCGATCGAGAGATCGAGCTGCGGCAGGTCGGGGACGAGTGACCGTCCCTCGCGCAGTCGCTCAGCCCAGTCGGGGCAGCTGAGGTCCCAGTCTTCGGCTTGGTCGAGCGGCATCAGTTCACCAACTGCGACCAGCCGGTCCCCACTTCAGCAGTCCTAGCGTCGACCTTGGCCTGGGCCTTCTTGCCTAGCGGCTCGTCGTCCTGCTGCTCGGGCTTGGGAGGTGCCGGCGGGGCGACGAGGCCCGTCAGCTCGAGCAGCTTGTTGGATGCCGCGACCTTGCCGGCCTGCGACCCGCGCTGCAGGTCCAGCAGCACCTGGGTGCGAACCCTGTCGGCACCGAACTGGAGATCCTGCTCAAAGTGCTTGCGCAGCGTGTTGCGGGCAATGCCGAGCTGCTGCGCCATGCGGTCCTCAGTCCAGTCGTCAGCGGCCCATAGGCGCACCATCTGCCGCTGGCGCTCCGTCGGCTCGAACTCTGGCCGCCCAGGTGCCGCAGTAGGCTGCACCTGGTGCGTGCCCGTCAGTTCCAGCTGCGCCGGCTCTGCCGTAGCAGCGGCAGTGGCGAGCTCCGCAGCAAAGTGCTTGCGCAGTGTGTTGACCGAGACGCCGACCGCCTTCGCGATCACCTTGCGCTGCGTGTTGTCGCCGACCATGCGGCGCACCTCGGCACGCTGCTCTTCAGTCGGTTTGTATTCAGGACGCCCGCCAGTGCGAACACGTCCATTCTGTTCAGAAACCGGATCGGCCATCAAAAACCCCAAGTGACCGTGACACCCGCTCCCCGAACGTCAGCTCCCCAAGAAAAAAAGGTCCAGATGACACCCCGCGCGGCTGGCGCTCCCCTGGGGCCTAGACTTTTTGCATCCCCCTCCCCTCGCCGCGCTGGCGCCGTGCGCGCACTTCGTTGGTCTTGGTGGTGTGGTGCGAGGAGCAGAGCAGCTCAACGTTGCGAGGGTCGAGCCTAGCGCCGCCGTCCTTGATCTCGACGATGTGGTCGACGATGAAGCCGCGCTTGCCGCAGCCTAGGCGCCTACAGATACCCTTGGCTGCCCTGCGTTCGGCATCGCGCAGCGCGATCCATTCAGGCGAGGCGTAGAAGTTGTCGGCCACCTTGAGCGGCGGCGGGGCGAGCGAGGTGTCAAGCGTGGCAACACGCGGCTTCAGCATGGAGAGCCGAGCCATCGAGACACCTGATTGTGAGCGGATTATTTATCGCGGCACTCAAATGGCCGACGATGTCAGATACATACCCGAATTTTGCGGAATGTGCGGAGCGTCAGTCGAGATTCTTGTGGATGAAGAGCCGCGCCGCTGTCACGTCGATGTCCTCCGGCTTCCAGCCGCGCTTGTTCCAATCTTCGGCGAGGAAGGCCAGCAGCTCCTGCTTGCGCGTCGCCGCGGTCTTGCCGTCGCAGCGCAGCTCGCGCCCGACCCGCCGATCGCTGCGCTTGTTGGCGATGCCCCACCACACAGGATGCTGGTCGATGGGCAGCGCGATCAGAGCGTTCAGGAATTGCACCAGGGCGCCACTGTCCGCGCGCGACACGCCGAGCTTGATCACGACAGCATCGGGCTCGTCCTTCCAGCGCTCGCGGATGATCTCGGGCATGCTGCAGCGATATCCGCCCGGCTTGGTGTCAGGCGTGTGCGGCATGCGGTCGAGGATGCTGGCGCCACGCTCCAGCCTGGCCCGCACGGTCAGGTCGCACCACGGGTCACCGAACTCCGGCGCCCTCGGCATCTCCGGCTCGGGCTTGCGTGCCCGAAACCTCGACCGGGCATGCACCCGATAGCTGCCGCCGAAGGCCTTGCCGTTGCGGTCGACGACCTCGTCGAGGTTGGTCTCGACCACCACCTCCGGCCCATCCGTTCGCTGTTCCATGCCCGCCGCTCCCGCTCGCTTTGCCGCCGCACCACGCACCACCCTGCCGAGCCTCATGCTCGGAGAGCCGCCGGGTCGCCACGCGCGCGCGCGGCACCGAAGGGGATGACAGCAACAACCTCATGAGGAGATTGAGACTTGGAATATGAAAGAGCGGGTCGGGTTCCGTTGTATATCAACGGGTTGTAACGCCAGTTCGGGCAATCATCGCCCGATGTTCGCTCGATCTTCGGCTGAACATCGCCCGATTGCCGAAGTTCTCCCGGCTGATCCACAGGCTTCTCCACACGATCCGGGGGCAACTCGTGCCGCCTTTGGGCCGCATGCACGCCCTCGAGCAGCAGGCTGCCCTGGTCGCTCTCGCCGCCCCATCTCGACACATCGCCGCCGCGCTTCTCCTCGACCGCGCGCATGGTGCGCCCGATGTAGAGCCGCCCGTCGTCGGCGCGCCGGATCTTCGCCTTCTCCAGCAGCTCGTCCCGCACGCGCCGCCAGGTCCGCACGTTCTTCAGGAACAGCTTGTCGCGGAACCACTCGTCCCAGGCGTCCTTCGGCAGCTTCTCCTCGCGCGGCGGCAGCGGCTCGCGGTGCATCTCGTGCAGCATCCAGAACCGGAACAGCGCGCCGGCCGCCTCGAGCGACAGGTCGCTCGTGTCGAGGAGCGTGTCGCGAGGCTTGACCGGGACGACGAACTGCTTGCTCGAACTCAACGCTGCGGTCCTCCCGGCAACCGAGCGGGCTCCCGCGCCTGAGAAGGCGCTGCCGCCCGCGCGAGCGAACGCTGCGCGTTCACTCGACACCCCACTGCGACCCGACGCCGTGCAGCTTCAGCAGATGGCACAGGCGCACGAAGTAGACGTCGTCGCGCGGCATCTTCCAGAGGTGCACGTTCAGCCACGCGCCGTGGCGCGCCGCCTCGTCCGCAGTGCGCGCCTTCACCAGGTCGGGCCGGAGATCGTGCAGCGCCGCCAGCGCCGCCCACATCATCCAGTCCGGGCAGCCCTCGAACACCTTGGCCACCAGCGAGTCGCGCAGCCGCTGCGCGTCGACCGCGGCCGTGACGTTGAGGTCCTTGTGGCGGGTCACTGGCGCACCTCCCTCACCGGCGTGAACCACTCGATCGTCGGCTCGACCTTGCCGAGGTGCCGCTCCCACACGAACCACGCCCAGGCGATCATGCCGTTGTGGCCCTTGTCCTCGACCCGCTTGCCGTCGACGATCGGCAGCATGTTCACGCGGCCCGCGCTGACCATCACCGACGTTAGCCTGGTCGTCTGAAACAGCGCCGACACGCGCTTGCCCTCCAGCAGCTGCAGCCGCCCGAGCAAGGCGACGAAGCCGACGTCCATCGCGAGCGCGTGCTCGGCGAACTCGCGCCACAGCCGGAACGGCGGGTTGGTGATGATGGCGTCGCAGGCCGCCGGCGGCTTCAGCTCGAGCAGGAAGTCGCGGCGGCTCTCGCCGTAGCCGCGATCGACGAGATCGGTGCCGACCGAGGCGATGCCGTGGGCCGCCAGCGTGCGGCAGATGGCGCCGTCACCGCAGGCCGGCTCCCACACCGTGCCGTCGAGGCAACGCCCGTAGCGTTCGATCAACGGCTGCGTCAGCGCGTCGGGAGTCGGATAGAAGTCGTCCTTCTCCCGATCGAAGCCGCGCGCACCGCCGAGGCCGCGCGATCCCTTGGGCGGGCGCGAGGTGACCTGGCCGGCGGTCAAGTACCCGCCCCCCCAAGTGACCGACGTTCAGCCGTCATGCCGCGACCTCAGCGAACATGCCGGCGTCTCCCTTGATCCGCTTCGCGGCGATCTCGGCGTATTGCGGGTTGAGCTCTACGCCGATGCAGTCGCGGCCCAGCCGATCGGCGACGAGGCCGGTCGTGCCGGCACCGAAGAACGGGTCGAGCACCACCCCCCCCTTCGGGCTGCCGGCGAGGATGCAGGGCTCGACGAGCGCCGTCGGGAACGTCGCGAAGTGCGCTTCCTTGAAGCGAGCCGGCGCGATGGTCCATACGGAACGTCGGTTGCGGGTGCCACCGACGTCGGACCAGGCCGCTTCGCTGCCTTCACCGCCAGACTGCGGCCCTACTCGCTCGCTGCCGCCTTGCCGGCCCTGAAAGCCATTACCCGACGCACGGTCGGAGACCGCAGGCTCCGCGATCGCCTCGGCATCGAAGTAGTAGCGAGCGCTCTTGCTCAGCAGGAACAGGTACTCGTGCGCCTTGGTGCAGCGGTCGAGCACGGGCTCCGGCATCGGGTGAGGCTTCGACCAGATGATGTCCTGGCGCAGATACCAGCCATCGTCCTGCAGCGCGAAGGCGACGCGCCATGGCACGCCGATCAGGTCCTTGGGCTTCAAGCCCGTGTAGCGCTTGTTGCGGCCGATCGGAGATGCGTGCAGCACCTTCGCGTGCTTTCCGCCAGTGTGGCCGCCCCACTTGCCATCGTTGGCATAGCTGTCGCCTAGGTTCATCCAGAGCGTGCCGTCGTCGCGCAGCACGCGGCGCACCTCCCGGAACACGCCGACCAGCGTCTCGACGAAAGTCTGCGGCGTCGCCTCCAGCCCGATCTGCCCCTCGACCCCGTAATCGCGCAGCCCGAAGTAAGGCGGCGACGTCACCACGCAATGCACGCTGCCGTCGGCCAGCTCGCGCAGCTTCTCGCGGACGTCCCCCAGGAGGATGCGCACCGTCATGGGGACAACTCACAATTCTTCACACGACGGCCCCGAGAAGCGCCGCAATACCCGGTAAGGTTGCGGCCATGAAGCTCCTCAGCCTCCTCGCCGCCCTCCTCTCCCTTTCCACCGCCGCGCACGCCCAGCAGACCGGCAAGCCCGCCGACTGCGGCGCTCTCCCCGAGACATGGAGCGGCACCGCCTTCGCCATCGACGGCGACACGCTGGCCGGTGTCGGCCTGAAGCCGCACATCAGGATCTGGGGCATCCAGGCGCCCGAGCTGCGCGACGCCGCCAAGCAGGAGACCGTCCCCGGCATGCGCGCCCGCGCGGCCCTCGCCGACATGATCACTGCCGGCGCCGGCGGTGTGAGCTGCCGGGTCACCAAGTTCGACCGCTACTGCCGTCTGGTCGCCGTGTGCGTGGCCGGCAAGGACGATGCCTTCACGACAGACACCGCGCTCCATCTCGGCATGCGCATGCTGGCCGCCGGCATGGCCTACGGCTTCTACCTCGAGGATGTCCCGCCGACCCGACCGGACCTCGGCGAACGCTACGACCGCGCCGAATTTTCCGCGCGCGAGAAGCGCATTGGCCTCTGGAAGATGTGGCTTGGCGAGAAGTAGCATCTAGCCCTCCACGTCCCACAGCGCAGCGCCCACCAGGGCGCGCGCCATGTTGACCGGCACGGCGTTGCCGATCTGCTTGGTGATCTCGGTCTTGGTGCCGGCGAACTCGTAGTCGCTCTCGGCGTCGCTGAACGACATCGCGCGCGCGAGCTCGCGCCAGTGCAGCATCCTGAACAGGATGTCGTAGCGCTGGCCATCGGCCAGCGCCTGGCCTCCGATGACGCACCCCTCCGCCATCCGCACGCTGCCCTGCGCCGGGATGGTCGGCATCGGCATCATCAGGTCGTGCACCCGAGGCAACTGCCCGTCGCGCTCGCCGAAGCTCGCCGTGATGAACGCCAGCTCGCCGCGCCGCGCGCCCGTCACCGTCGGGATTGGCTGCGTGACATCGCGCGCCCGGTCGCCGCCATCGTCGTGCGTCACCGGAACGACCATGCCGAAGCGGTCGAGCGTGGTGACGGTGTCGAGCGGCTCGTCGACCGGCTTGCAGCCGCCGTTGGCGCCGTAATAGGCCGTGATCAGCGCCGTACCTTCGCCGCGCTGCCCGCCCGTCGTGAGGGTCGGCATCGGATCGCGCACCGGCCGCGGCGCGCCACCGCTCGCCTGGGAGAGGATGAAGGGCTCGACGAGCCCGAGCCCGCCGCCGGTCGTCGTGGTGTTGGTCGGCATCGGCCGATCGAGCGACTTGCCGATGTTGTTCGTCCGGTTGGCGAAGATGAACGGCTCCGTGATCGCGATCCCGCCGGATCCCACGATGGTCTGCAGCGGCTCGTCGGGCGAGCGGCCCTTGATCTTCCGCGCGCCGTGGCTGTCCGACCGGATCAGCACCGGCTGCGCCAGGCCGACATGCGTGCCGCGCGCCGCGATGGTCGGCAGCGGCACGTCGATCGAGCGCGCGTCCATATGGTTGCGCAGCACGACGATGAACGGCTCGGGCCAGCCGAACCGGACGGCGCCGGCATAGATCCGCTGGATGGTGCGCGGCGCCAGCGGCACCTTGCGGTCGAAGATCGACTTGCCGCGCAGGCCCCAGTCGATGCACTCGCGCGCCGCGCGCCAGCGACGGCGCGGCGCCAGCAGGTCGTGCCCGGGCTCCTTGGCGTGCGTCGGCTCGGGCCACTTCACCTTGCCGCGCAACCGGCCCAGCAGGAAGAACCGCCGCCGCGTCGTGGCGTCGCCATAGTCGGCGCAGTTCAGGATCTTCCATTCGACGCGGTAGCCCAGCCGCTCGAGCGTGGCGATCCACTCGCGGAAATATTGCCCCTTCTTCGACTTCAGCGGCCGGCCCTTCTTCGGATCGACCGGGCCCCAGTCGACGAACTCCGGCACGTTCTCGATCAGCAGGCGCTGCACGCGCAGCTCGGTCAGCCAGGTCACGACGTGCCAGGGGTCCATGCGCTGCTGGTCCGACGTCGGCCGGCCGCCGCGCGCGCGGCTGTGATAGGTGCAGGTCGGCGACGCCATCAGCAGGTCGAGCCGCCCCTCCGGCACCAGCTCGATCGGCCGCGCCGAGGCGACGTCCATGCAGTGGTGCCGCGCCTCGGGGTGCATGCGCTGGTGGGTCTCGATCGCGCGGTCCCAGTGGTTGACGCAGGTGAGCACCATGCGCCGGCCGAGGGACTCGATGGCCTTCTTCGCACCGGTCGACGAGCCGCCGGCACCGCAGAAGAGATCGGCGACGAGGAGCGGCTTCATGCCGCCGCCCCGATCGCTGCCACCTGCCGCCGGAACTCGGCCGCCTGCGCCCAGCCCATGCCCAGCAGGTGCTTGAACCCGGGCACCTTCTCGCCCGCGAGCTGCGCCAGCAGCGCATCGCCGCGCAACAGCATCTTCTGGTCGACGCTCAGTCCTTGCGTCGCGAAGTTGCAGGCTTCGTGGGCGATCACGAGATTGTCGGGATGATTCGAGCCGCGGTGCTGGCGCTCGACCAGGTGCTCCAGCGTCTCGTCGCTGCCCAGCGGCTCCAGGCAGTAGAAACAGGCGCCGCCATCCCGCGCGCGCAGCACGACGAGGCGGTTGAAGCGCTGCTTGCCGTTGAGGCGCTTGCCGGGGCGCGCGTTGAAGCCCTTCATCGCCGCGCCTCCAGCAGCGCCAGCTTCTCGTCGGGCGACAGGTCGCGGCGCTGGCACACCACCCGCGCGCCCTTGGCGTGGATCCTGACGGTGCGGGCGGCGATGTCGCACTCGGTACGGCTGGTGTAGGTCGCGATCTCGTAGTGCGAGCGCCCCTGCCCCGCCATGTCGGGCTGCAGCAGGAAGACCGTGAGGGCGACGAGCGTTTCCATCAGCGCGTGCCCTTTCTGGACCGTGCGGGCTCTCGCGCCTTCGCTGCGCTGCAGGCGCTGCCGCCCGCCGCCTCCGAGGCTTTCAGCCGCTGCGCGGCTGCGTAGCCTCGGAGGAGGTTCCACTGCGCCCGCATCACGATCACCGCGCCGCGGCTGCCCAGCCGGATGGCGATGGAGTTGACGATCTGGCGCACCTGGTCGTGCCGGGGCCCCAGGCCGCGCGTGTTCTCGTGCGCGGCGCGCATCGTGCGGCAGAGGTCGGCCGCCTCGAGGCTGCCCACCGCCGTGTCGCCCCTCATCAGCACGACGCCGCGCAGGTGCGCCGCCGAGGCGATGTCCTGCACCTGGGTGTCGAAACCCTTGGGCTTGCCCATGCCGGGGCGGAAAGGGGTGCCGGGCTGGTTCACGACAGCTCCCGCGGCTTGCCGACCAGCAGCGCCCAGATGGCGTCCTTCTGGCGGTCGGCGTCGAACGGCAGGCACGGCAGGATCTGCTGCCAGTGCTCGCGCGCCACGACGCGGTAGAGCAGCTCGACCGAGCCGAAGTAGCGGCCGAGCGACTGGCGCCGCACGCAGGCCAGCGTCGCGATCTCGGCCGCGGTGCCCCGGAAGTTGCCCTGCCGGGCCAGCACGATGACGGCGGCGATCAGCGCCGTGCGCTTCTGCTCGGCCACCTTGCGGCGCGCCGGCGAGTGATACTTCCTTTTCGCGGGCACCCGGCTCGCGGAAGTTTCATGTGGAACGCCGGCGACGCTCATGCCGGGCGCCCCTTCCACAGGCGCGGCGCCATCTGCTTGGCCAGCCAGATCACCAGCTCGCGCTGGCGGCTCCGACGCTGCCCAGGCGACGCGCAGCGGGCACGCTGGCGCAGCTGCTCATGCTTGGGGCTGAACGACTTGGTGCAGATCGGGCGGAGGCGGCTCACAGCGCCACCTCGGGGAACAACGCCTCAAAGTGCTCGAGGAAGCAACGCTCTGCCTCCTTCGGCGCCCACTCGTAACAGTAGATGTTGAGGCCGGTCTCGCCCGGTCGCTTCCGCTTGGCCTGGGCAGAGGTCTTGAACAGCTGGTCACGCTCATCGCCCAGGATCGCTGTGTCTGCAGCCTTCACCTCGGGAGGCAGGGGGCCTCGCAATCCGAACTTGTCCCAGATCACCCGCTCCAGGCCGCGCTCGAAGCGTGCGTAGTCGGTGAAGAACGGCTTCAGCGGCCGGGGGATGTCACCCAGATAGGCCTCGGCGGCATCGTGCAGCAGCGCCCATCGTGCGAGCGAGCGCTTGCCGCGCGATGAGAAGTGAACGGATAGCAGCACGGAATGCTCGGCGACCGAGTAGGTACTGCGTATCGCGCCGCCCCAGCGATTGAGCCGGGCCAGGTGGTGAGCGATGTCACCGATCTCGATGTCCTCCGGGCGAGGATCGAGCGGCCAGACGGTCTTGCCGCTGGCGGTCGTTTGCCAGTCGCCTCGCCGCTGCATCAGCCCGCACCTCCGACGATCACCACCGCCTCGTCCGGCAGCAGATTGTCGTGCTCGCATTGCTGGATGTGTACGCGCGCGCCAACGCGGTCGCTGACCTCGTTGAACTTGTCCATGGTCGTCTGGCCGAGATCGACGCCAAGGCGGAACGCCAGGATGTCGAGGTAGGTGACGACGTCCGCGCACTCCTTGCCCAAGGCCTCACGTGCTTCGTCGAGCGTCAGGTCTCCCCGCTCGACCTTCTTGATCAGGTTCGCCAGTTCGCCCAGCTCGCCCAGCACGGCATTGCACCAGGTCGACAAGACCCAGTCGGACCCGTCCGGCTCGCTGTGCGCCGGCTCGCCCTTCTTGTTCTTGAAGCGCGGCAGCCGCGCGACGTTGGCCTCGCGCAGGACGGCGAACGTCATGATCCGGTTCAATGCTAGTCGCTGCATCCGAGCCCCCGCCCGTTGTTGAAGTTCAGGTCTTCTTGCGCTTGACGACGAGAGAACGGTTGAGCGCGGCGAGCTCGCGCTGCAGCGCGCTGAGCTTCGACTTCACGCCCGAGACCTCGTGCGGCTGGAGCTCGCCGTCCTGCAGCGATTCGCGCGTCGCCTTCAGCAGCTCGGCGGCGGAGATCGTGGCCTGCACGGCGCTCTCCAGCGGGCTCGCCTGCCCGCCCGGCTCGACGCCGACGGCGAGGCGACGGAACAGCTCGAGGAAGATCGGCGCGTGGCCGGCCTTCAGCAGCAGCGCCTCGACGCCCAGCGCCTGGTGCAGCCCGATGCGCTGCGGCGCCTCGGGGTCGCTCCACTTGGCGACCAGCGACGTCGACACGGTCACGCCGGCGGCCTGGTTGGTCAGCGCCCGCGAGATCGCCTCGTCACCCAGCACGGCGATCGACTGGTGGACGGCGTCCTCGATCGAGTTGGGAGTGCGGAGCTTGGTCATCGGCGCACCTGCGCCGATGACCGGCGGGCGGCAGCGCCTTCACAGGCGCGAGAGCCCGCACCGCGCAGAATGGACAAGAACATCATGTGCGGCAGCTCCCGGGCGTTCTCACAAGACGGGCGCAACCGACGCGCGCACCATGGCGGCCGATGCCACTTGCTTCGCCACCGCCTGTAATCGGAACCGCGCGGGCTCCCGGCCTTCGCGCCGCGAAGCCCTGCCGCCCGCCCGTGCGCGGCGCGCGCGCCGCGCACCCCATCCCCGCCTTCCACAGCTCGAACCGGCCGCCGGCCGTCGAGCGGACTCGACGGACCGGCGCCCGGCCCTCTACCAAGGAGGTGCCAACCAACCCTTGGGAGCTTTCATGCCCGAGACACCGAAGCTGCGACTTGTCGTCGACAACGACGCCGGGCGCGAGGCCGAGTTCGCGCGCTCGCTTGAATTCTGGAGCCGGCTCACGGCCGTCGCGCCCGATCCCGACGGCGAGCACATCTGGCTGCTGCTCGACGACAAGGCGCCCGCAGCGACAGGCTGAGGCGGCGCGGCTCATGCCGCGCTCGCTTCTGACTTTGGCACTGCCTGTAATCGGAACCGTGCGGGCTCCCGGCCTTCGCTGCGCGAAGCCCTGCCGCCCGCCTGTGCGCGGCGCGCGCGCCGCGCACCCCATCCCCGCCTTCCACAAGAAAAACCGGCAAGCCCGGCATCGACTCACGTCGACACCGGGCCGCCGGCCCTCTACCCAGGAGTTACCACACACACTGGGAGAACTCTCATGGCCGAAAAATCCCTCGCCGCCTCGCGCGCGCGCCGCCGAGCGGCGGCCCGCGCCGAGCGCGAAGCCGACATCGCGCGCAAGATCGACTACTGGAGCCGGCTCACGGCCGTCGCGCCCGATCCCGATGGCGAGCACATCTGGATCCTGCTGGCCTCGCCGAAGGCCGGCGGCGCGAAGGGCTGAGGCTTCGGCCCTCACGCCGCGATCCCCGTCTTGCACAGGAAGCGACGGCCCGCCGGGATCGACTCCCGACGAGCCGCCACCCACCATGGAGCTGCGAAACAACCATGGGTGAGTCTGATGAGCGAGAAGATGGACATGCTGGACCGGCAGGTCCTGGTCGCGGCCACGCTGGCGGCGGGCTGCTGCGACGCCGACACCAGCGGCGAAGAGGCGGTCGAGATGTTTCAGGAGGTGCTGTTCCGTCTCGCCGCTCGCGGCGGCGTGTCGAAGATCCACGGGGCGGCGCGACGGACGGCGCGCGATCGACTCGCCCATCAGGCCGCCTCCCCCAGCAGGAAGGCGCGATAGGCCTCGGCGCGCCGCAGGATCGAGCGCGTGTCCGCCGGCGTCCGGCCGGGCGGCACCCGCTCGAGGCGGACGTCCTCGCAAGCGAGCTGCAGGGCGCGGCGGGCCAGGAGCCAGCCGGGATAGTCGTTCGCCGTGACACAAGGCTTCAGCCAGGCCTCGAAGGCGCGCGCCCGGGCCAGCAGGTCGGCGGTGCGAGCCCGCCGGAAGCCGACGCTCGACCGCGCTTCCTCCAGTGCGGCACCGCGCAGATCGCCCGGCATGAAGACTGAAGCCCGCTTGCTCACGCCACACTCGCTTCCGATGCCTGCCCTGCAGGCACCGCCATGCCGGGCATCCACCCCTCCGGGATCAGCGCCTCGAGCTTGCGGATCGAGCTCGACGAGGGGCTCCAGGCCGCCTCGTCCATGTCGCGGGTGACCGTCTCGGCCAGCCCCGCCTGCCGCGCCAGGGTGGCGGGCTTCAGGTCGTTGGCGGCCGCCCAGCCCCGGATGCGGTCGAGGACGGCCGAGTCGCGCCCGATCCCGACGGCGAGCACATCTGGCTGCTGCTCGACGACAAGGCGCCCGCAGCGACGGGCTGAGGCGGCGGCCCTCACGCCGCGCTCTCCTTCTCGCCTTGAGCCTGCCGGGCCGCGATCTCTGCCAGGACCTCGAGCGTTACGCCGTCGATCTGGCGCTTGGCGGCGGATGCCACCGCGCCTTTCCAGACGCGGTCCGGAAGAGAGTTCCTGTTCCGCCACTGCCGAACGGTTCCGACTTCCTCTCCCAGGTCCTCGGCGAGGTCGGCGGGACTTCCCCAGCGGTTGATGATCTCGGAAAACGTCTGCACGGAGCGCACGATACAATCTGTATCGCTGCACGTCAATACACCTCGTATCGCCCCGCGCGATACGCTGTGTATCATGCGCTCACAGGGCGAGAGACTTGCTCATGCCATCCGGGTGGCCGGCTACAAGCAGCGCGCGGACTTCGCCGCCGTGGCCGGCGTTTCGCCGGTGACGTTGCGTCAGCAGATCAACCGCGATTCGGTGCCCGCGGATGCCGCCGCCCTCTACGCGCGCAAGCTGCGGCGGGTTGGGCTCACGACAGATTGGCTGCTGTTCGGCAAGGGCCCTGCCCCGGGCCAGTCACCGGTTCGTCCCGACATCGCTCCCGACGACGGCGACAGGCCCACGGTTCCCGTGCAGCACTTCGTAGGGGCCGGCGACGAGGTGCATCTGTTCGACGACGATGCGCGAGTCGACACGACCAGCGCGCCGCCAGGCTACGAGAACGGTTCGGCCGTGATCGTGCGTGGCGATTCGATGCGTCCGACCTTCCAGCCGGGAGACCTGCTGTTCTTCCGCCAGCGCGAGGAGCCGCCGAAGAAGGACACCCCCCTCCGCGCGGTCATCGTGCAGGTGACGGACGGGCCGCTTCTCCTGAAGAAGATCCTGCCCGGCACGAAGCGCGGCCTCTTTCACCTGATTAGCGTCAATCCGACGACGCCCGAAATGCTCGATCGACATGTCGACAGCATCGCGCGCATCGGCTGGATCAAGCCGTCGGAATAGTCACCAGGCGCAGGCCTTTCTCAGCGGTTCGATCGACGTCGACAGCGTTCCGAGCGTGAACGACATCTCCCGCGCACCGTCGCGATAGGGCGTGACCCTGATCAGCAAGGTCTCGCGGCCGAGGAGGGACTTGAGGAAGGGCACGGCCTGGCCACCGTTCCACAGCCCCGCCGCCTTGGAGTCGGTCGACGCCCGCCAGGTGGTCTGGACCGGCTTGTCCTTGTCGAGACGGTAGAGCACCGGCACTTCGTCGCCGAGGAACCAGTCCGCCGAAATGAACACGTTTGTGACGCGCTCGCGGCAGCGCAGATGCAGTATCGGCCGGGTGCGGCGACCGTAGGTCGAAGCGATGTCCTCATCGGCCGGCAGCGCCAGGAAGACGGTCGCCGAGCCATCCATGCGCGATGTCTCCTCGCGCACGATCCAGTCGGGCCGCGGCGGCGGCAGTGCCGCGGCCGGAGGGGGTGCCGACGACGTCGTGATCGCGGGCGCAGCCGCCAGAGGCTCGAGGCACTTGCGCATGGCATCGAAGGTTCCCTCTTTGGCACACTCCCCGAGCTGTTCCATGCTCAGTTCGTAAAGTCTTTCCATGGAGTCGATCGTCTTCAGGAGACTGTCGACGCAGTCGCGCAGGTCGTTCGGTTCTGTCGCCGTCTTGCATCGCTCGATGGAGGCGTCGCCACCGGGCGTCTGGGCGGCGGCCGGCAGCGGCGCCAGGGCAACCACCGCTACCGCAAGGATTCTCAACATCGTCAGGTCTTCCTGAGGCTGAAGTACGACCCGACCAGGAATATCAGGCCAAGAAAGAAACCGATCAATCCGCTCGCGATGGTGACGATGCCGCCGCCGATCGCCGTCCCTATCATTGCACCTGCCTTCTGGGCATTACCGACAGCCCCGCCGACGCTATCCGCCCCCACGACGCCGGTGAACAGAATGGCCGCGAGCGGCAGCGCGAAGCACAAAAGCCCTGCCGCGAGCAGGCCCCGGCCCCAGGCATAACGGGCCCGCTGGGCGGAGATGGCAAGGACGACGGTCGCTGCGAAGCCGATCGCCATCGCCCACAGGCTTGCGCGGCCGCCTGACTCGCCGCCGCCGGCGCCCAGTCCCACGACAACCATCGCCAGCACGGCAACAACGACCCCCATCACCAGTCCTGCGAAGATCTTCCCGAACATGTGCCGCCTCCCCTACAGTTGAGCGTCGCGACGCGCTTCAACCTGCCGATTCGATGTGCCACATCGTGCGATACAGTTCGTATTGACATTGGACGATACATTCTGTATCGCTCATTCGTCCGCCCGTGGTGGGGGGACGCCGGTCAGTGTCATCCGAGCCAGCTCAAGTAACGAGGGGCCCTCGGCCGACCGGTTGGTTCAGGCACCGCCCGCACCTCGAAGCATCCCACGCCCCGGGGTGCGGGCGGTTTCACCGGAAGCGCCGCATGCAGCAGCCCCTGTTCGACGATCTCGTCGGCCTCGACCTGGTCGCCACCTTCGACAAGCCCAGGATGGATCGCTTCATCGACCAGATCAGGGGCTATACCGCGCCGCAGCCGCTGCTGCCCCGTGACTTCCACAAGGCAGGCCTGGCGCCCTTCCGCACCCTGCCGCCCCAGGAGCCGCCGACGCACACCCGCACGCGGATGGCCGCGGCGATCGCCGAGGCCGTCGCCGCCAACGGCAACGTCACCCGCGAGGAGCTGCTGGCCCGCGGCTTCACGGTCGATGAGATCGCCACCCACTTCACCGAGGCCAGGCGCGCGGCCCGCGTCGAGAGGATGGCGGCGTGACCGAGCGCAATCTCCGCCGCGTCGTCGCGGCCGACCATCCCGATCGCCGCCTCGCCCAGCCGGCGACGATGACGCAGATGTTCCTGCGCTTCGACACGACGCACGAGCTGCCGCTGCTGGTCGAGACCGAGGACGGCAAGCCGATCGCGCGCTTCGCCCTCGCTGGCGATCTCGCGATCTTCGTCTCGAAGGACCGGCAGACCCTGCCGGCACCCTTCGTGCTGGCGTTGGCGAACCAGTGATGCGCGCCTGGCTGAAGCACCCGATCGGCCGGCCTTCGATCGACGAGATCGAGGTCACTATGGTTTCTCGCAAGCCCGGCCGCCGCATCCTGGTCGAGTTCAACCGCGGCCAGCACATGCAGGTCGACCGCTACCGCCTGCGCAATCCCGAGGACCGCCGCACCCAGATCACCGACGCCGAGTTCGCGGCGCTGCCGTGGGCCGGCAAGGGCGTCGACCCGGAGAGCCAGGCCGCCGGCGACATCTTCGCCTCGCTGGAGCAGCGGCCGTGACCCTCGCCACACCCCTCGCGCCGGACGGCCATCGCGGCATCACCTGCCCCGAGTGCGGGCGGTGGGACACGAGCGTGCGCGACAGCCGGCCGATCGCCAACGCCATCCGCCGGCGCCGCTACTGCGAGGGCTGCGGCACCCGCTTCACCACCCACGAGATCCCGCAGGGCGAGGAAGCCGCCACCGAGGTCAACCGGCGCATCGCCATGCTGGCGCGCCGCCTGGAGGCCCTGCCGCAGCAAGACCGGCTGGCCGTGCTGCACGTCATCCAGGCCATGGAAGACCGCACGGCCGCCGTCGGCGAGCCCACCAGCCGCATCGCCGTCACCGGAGAGCCCGATGGACTACCCGCGTCCGCCTGACCGCCTCACCACCCTGCAGGCCGCGCAACGCGCCTGGGCGATCCGCCGCCTCTACCAGGAAGGCGTCGTCGACCGCAGCGCCGCCGTCCTCTCGCTCGACGCCATGGCCGCCCACGACAACCCGCGCATCGCGGGCCTCGTGCACCGCATCGTCACCGTGGGGATGGAGCGTCCGATCCTCGAACCCAACGTGGAGTCCTTCGCGCGATGAACCTTTCAACCATGATCAGGAGCCAAGCCGACATGAGCGATGCCAATCCGTCTCCGACCGCCACCACCTTCCTCGCCATGCTCGCTGCCCATCGCGGCGGCGGCACGGCGGACGTGCTGACCGACAAGATGAAGGAGATCGTGGCGCACCTCGAAGACCTTCACATGTCGGGCGGCATCCGCAAGAGCAAGGCCACGCTGACGCTGACCATCGACTTCGACCGCGACGACGGCGTCTACAAGGTGGTCGTCAAGCCGAAGACCAAGCTGCCCGAGGCGCCGCTCGCGGCCGCCGTGTTCTGGGCGACGCCCGGTAATGACCTCAGCCAGCGCGACCCGCGCCAGGGTGACCTCGGCTTCACCGACGTCGCGCCCGCCCGGCGCATCGTCGACGTCGGCCACGAAGCCGGGCGCGACAACTAGGCCTTTACAGGCGCGATCAGCCACTCGTTCAGCCAAGGAGGAAGTCATGGAAGGAAATCTGCTGGGTCTTGTCGAGCATGCCGAGAAGCTCGCCAAGGTCGACATCATCGGCAAGGAGGGCGGGCCGCAGTTCGCCGCGCTCCCGTCGGGCCGCACGCTGCACAGCGTGAAGAAGCTGATCGACGAGTACCGCCAGCGCCCGGAGCGCCGCGCCGGCGAGGCCACGCTGCAGGACCTGTCGTCGTTCATCCTCTGGGTGAACCGCCACAAGGACGCCGCCAGCGTGCTGCGCTGCGCGATGGACCGCACCTCGCCCAAGCTGCACGCGGTCATCGACTACCATGAGGAGGGCGCCGGCGACCTGACCGGCGAGGACGGCAAGGCCCGCTTCGGCGGCTTCCGTGCCACCTACGCCATGCCGCTCGACAAGCGCTGGCAGGAGTGGACGCGCATCAGCGGCACTCCGATGGCGCAAGCGCAGTTCGCGGCCTTCCTCGAGGACCACGTCCTCGACCTGGTCGGCGCGCAGAACAGCACCACCGGCGCAGGCGATCTGGTGAGCAACCTGCCACCCGAGGTGGCGCGGTTCCTCGCCCTGAACGGCGGAAAGTGCGCCGAGCCAGCCGAAGTCGTGCAGCTCAGCAAGGGGCTGGAGATCTATGCCGACACCAAGGTGCAGGAGCGCGTCAACCTGCAGAGCGGCGAGACCAGCTTCACCTTCGAGGAGAAGCACCGCGGCGCGCCCGACGCCGTCGTGGTGCCGCAGGTCTTCCTGATCGCGATCCCGGTCTTCTACCTGGGCGACACGCTCTACCGGGTGCCGGTGCGACTGCGCTACCGGCTACACGAGGGCAAGCTCTCCTGGGTGCCGACGCTCTGGCAGGCCGACGAGGTCTTCGACAAGGCGGTCCGTGACGCTGCGGTGAAGGCCCAGCAGGAGACCGCGCTGCCGCTCTTCTTTGGCTCGGCGCTCTGATCGTGACCGCTCAGCCGGGCGAGCCCGCCACCAAGCTCCCCGAAAGCCGCTCGGCATACATGATCGACGCCCGCGTGCACGAGGGCGTGCTGTGGCGGCTCGCGCGGCTGCGGCGACAGCACCCGGAGCACGTCATCGTTCCCGCCGACGTCTGGAAAGGACTTCCTCAATGATCGTCGTCCGCGTCGAGCTGCACAGCGCCGTCAACGGCCGGGTCACCGAGCTGGCGCGGGCGTACATCTGCAACATCGGCGGCACCGCGCAGCTGGGCGACTACGACGTCCGCACCTTGCGTGGCCGCAGCAAGGCCGACCTCGACGAGAACGTCGTGCAGCGCCGCGCCCAGGTGATCGGCCACGCGCGGCTGCGCGAGCACGTCTGGAACCTCGTCGCGAAGGCACTCGTGGGCATGGGCTACGGAGCGAAGGCCCCGGCTCAGGAACGTGCGCAGGCGGAGCCGAGCGAGCTCCCGGACCTTCGCTCCGCTGCAGGCCCTGCCGCTCGCCCACGCGCCGGTGACGGCGCGTGACCGCCCTACGCCTTCTGCCGCTCCAGCGCGGCGACCAACACGGCCACGTCGCGCCGATCCTGCGGCATGTACCCTTTCGGCTCGTAGAGGTGCGGCAGCTCGGCGCGCATCATGGTGCGCTCGCCCTCGGGATAGGCGCCGGCCTCGAGCTGGCGGATCGCCTCGAGCAGCTGGTCGGCCTGCCAGCCCGTGAACTCTCCCGACTTCCCTGCCTCCGCCAGGAGCCGCTCGATGCGCTGCACCAGGTTCCGCCGCGCGGTCTCCATCGCTTTCACTGTCAGAGTCATGGCGAGGGTGTAGCACATGGCTGACCACGGCATCCTCTTCCAGCCCGCCATGGTCCGCGCCCAGCTCGCGCGGCTGAAGACCCAGACCCGCCGCGTCGTCGCGCCGTCGAACTGCACGGTCAACGGAAGCCGGGTGCGCGCCAGTTCGCCGGCGTGGCAGGGCCTGCTGTTCGACCATCCGCGCACGATCGTGCGGACGCGGTCGACGATGATGCAGGCGGTCGCCGGGCCCGACGCGCCCTACGACCTGCACCTCGACGTGCCGTTCCTGCATCCGGAGGATGCCGCGCGCGGACGGAAGTGGGAGGACGACGAGTGCTTCTACCGCGTGCGCCCGATCGTGCAGCGCGGCGATCGCCTGTGGGTGCGCGAATCGGCCTGGTACGATCCGGAGGTCTGCCGTGGCCTTGAGGACCGCGGCCTGCGTTGCTTCTTTCCGGGCCGCCTGGTGCGCTTCCAGGATGGCGGATGGGGCACGTCTCCGTTCGGCAATGACGACGAAATCCTGAAGCTGGCCGGTCTTCGCCGGAAGCCCTGCATCCACATGCCGCGTTGGGCATCGCGGCTGACCTGGTCGGTGACCGACGTGCGGCTGCAGCGCCTGCACGCGATCGACGAGGCCGACGCCCAGGCTGAGGGCGCGCTGCGCATGTCGATGGACGACGAGGCGAAGTTCTACGAGACGCCCGACGGTGGCAGCTACCGCTGCGGCTTCGCCGGCATCTGGGCCCACATCAACGGCCGCGACTCGTGGGACGCCAACCCGTGGATCGTCGCCTACACCGGCGACGTCGCGAACAGGAACATCGACGCATGACCGAGCGTTTCGTACTCCGCCTCAAGCGCACCTGCCGGAACTGCCAGCATTGGAACGAGACGATGTACGGCGACTGCCTCGAGGCGCACGGGCCGAAGTTCCAGCAGTACACCGATGCCGACGACACCTGCAGCTACTTCGAGCGCGGGGCGTGGACGAAGCCCGACCAGCGCACCGCCTGCTCGATCTGCGGCGACAAGATCGGGCCGCATCGCAGCTGGGGTCGCGACACCAAGAACGAGCTGCCGTTCCTGCTGGCCGAGCTGCGCATCCCGCTCTGCGCCGGGTGCGGGCGCAGCGTCTTTGCCGCTCCCAGCGCCTGGTACAAGCGGGTCGGCACCAACGACACGCCGCGCGAGATGCTGAGCATCATCCGCAAGGTGAGGGAATGCCACGGCGTGCTGCAGCGCGCCGCCAACGGCGGCATGGAACATTGGCCCTATCAGGAGAGCCCGGATGGCGCGGAAGAAGCAGCCCGTCGTTAGCAAGGACAACTGGCCCGACACGCTGGCCGATCTCGGCATCGCCCTGATCGACGACTATCACCGGCTGCGCCGCGGCGAGATCAGCCCCGCCCAGGCGCGCGTCGCCAGCGCGCTCGCCGAGCAGGCGCTGCGCAGCGTGCACCTGCAGTTCCAGGGCCTGCGCTTCCTCGGCGAGCAGGCCAAGCTGATCGAGGGCACGAAGCGGTGAGCGATCTCCTGCAGCAGCTCGACGACGCCAAGGCCAACGTCGCTCGCCTTGAGCGCGAGGTCGCCCGCGCCCACTGCAGCGAGGTCGGACACGACCTGAAGCACATCGGCGGCCGCAATGCCGGCTGCCTGAACCGGGACTGCGCCTGCTCGGTGCCAGTGCACGAGTGCTCCAAGTGCGGCGGGTGCGATTACGGCGACAACGAAGAGGCCGACCAAGTCCGCGCGCAGTGTCCCAACCGGGATCACATCCACATAGTCGGCATCGCCCTGAGGTTACCAGACGGCCGGATCGTGTCGGCCCGAGAGCCGGCCCGCCACAGCCACGTCATCGCCATGCTGGGCAAGGCGCACGAATCTGCCGAGACGATCGCCAACAGCGAGCAGGGCTTCATCGACGATCACGGCCGGTTCCTGAACCGCGCCGACGCCCTCACGCTTGCGCGGTCGACCGGGCAGATGAAGCCACGCCAGCCCGGCCACTACGACGGGCCTGAGCTCTACTCGGAGGATTTGTGGTGACCGACCTCTCCCTCACCGATGCCGCCCGGGCCATGGGCTGGTCGCGGCGGTCGCTGCTGCGCAAGCTTGCCGAGCACCGGATCTCGACCTACGGTTCCGGCCGCCTCGAGCGCATCACGCCGCACAATCTCGAGCTGCTGAAGGCCAAGGAGCTGCGATGCCGTACAAGCTCATCCCCCCGGGAAGGCGCGGCCCCTGCTGGTATGTCCGCGGAATCGATGCGAGCGGGAACTTCGAGTATTCAACGGGCAAAGACGATCGGCGCTCAGCTGCGAAATGGGTCGAGGAGGTATTCCTCCCCGACCGCGCGCGTCGTCGCGTTCCCGGAAAGGGTGAATCGGTAGGCTTCGCGGCCGCCGCCAGGCTCTACAGGGCCGCCAACCCGCACCTGTCGAAGGCCGACCTCCGCGCGATCGACGCGCTCGCCGCCGAGATCGGCGACCTCGACTGCCGGTCGGTCGGGCACCCCAACCTCGTCGCCGCCGCCAACGCGCTGAAGCCGGGCCTCTCCGACTCGACGAAGAATCGGTCGGTCATGAGCCCCGGCGCGGCCGTGCTGCACTACGCCGCCGATCAGGGATGGTGCGACTACAAGCGGCTGCCGAAGTTCTGGGTGAGCCGGAAGTCGCCGCGCTCGCCGGCGAAGCAGGAGGACATGGCCAGGCTGCTGGCCCACCTCGCCGACCCGATCGAGGAGCTGGCGCCTCAATGGGCGGTCAAGGGCGGCGTCGACCCCAACCTCGCCCACAAGAAGATCCTGCTGATGCTGTTGTTCGAACTCGGGCTGCGCCTCAGCGACAACCTCCGGATCTGCTGGACCGACATCGACCTGCAGGCCGCCAAAGTCCAGGTGCGGATCGGCAAGACCGACGACGTAGCCAGCCTCGAGATCAGCGCGGCGATCGTCGCCGAGCTCGCCAACCTGCCCGAGGAGAGGAAGCGCGGCCGGCTTTTCCCCTGGTCGACCAGCCGAGGCGTCTATGCCTGGCTCGACCGGGTGAAGCGCCGCGCCAAGGTCCACTACACCCCGCACCTCAGCCGCCACGCCCTGGCGACGGCCGCCGACGAGGCCCAGATCCCCGACAAGCGGGCCGCCGAGCTGGGGGTGTGGGCCGATCCGCGCAGCCTGCAGCGGTACCAGCACGTCCGGCCGACGCCGATCCCGGGGCGGACGGCGGGGCTCCTCCTCGAGGAGCCGGCCCAGAAGCCGCTAGAAGCCGCGCCAGAGGCCGGAAACGAGGGCCAGGAGACGACTAACCGCAAGAGGACGGCCTAGCCGCCTCTCCACAGCCTTTCGTGCTGTAATGAGACTATGGCCGCCTACAAGGACCTCGAGCTGCTGGTCACCAAGATCCAGAAGCAGCTCGCCCCGAACGCCCAGGTCACCCACAACGTGAAGCTGCCCGGCCGGCACACCGGGATCGACCGCCAGATCGACGTCCTGGTGCACCAGCAGGTCGGCCAGTATCCGATCAACGTCATCATCGACTGCAAGGATCACCAGGCCCCTGTCGACGTGAAGGGCGTCGAGGAATTCAACGGATTGCTCGATGACGTGGGAGCCCAGAAGGGCGTGCTGGTCTCGCCGGCGGGCTTTACCTCGACGGCGAAGACCCGCGCCGAGAAGCTCCAGATCGATCTCTACAGCCCGGTCGACACCGACCCGCACAAGTGGCAGGTGAAGGCAACGATCCCAGTCGTGTGCGACTTCCGCAGCGCCGGCATTTCATTCCGGGTGGGCGTGAGCGCGCCGTACCCTTTCGCAATGCCGGACAACTTCTTCGAGCAGATGGTCTTCGACGAAGAAGACCGCGAGCTCGGCAGCATGATCGACGCTGCCGCGGCCAAATGGAATGACGGCAAGTGGCCGATCACGCCCGGAACCCACTCCGACATGAAGATCTTCGACGCGGACGAGACCCGCATGGACAACGGATATGACGGAGGCATTCGTTGCAGCGTCGACCTGTCGGCCAGCATCTTCGTCGAGAGCAGGCTCTATTTTGGCCAGTTCGACGTAACCAGCATTTCGGGCTTCGCTGATCACATCCGCGGAGGCGTGATTACCAATGCCTTCACCGTCGGAATGCTGGATCCGAACGAGGTGATGGAGAAGTGGCAGAAGATCGAAAGGGTCGAAGATGCACCCCAACGGCCCGTGCTGTCGGTGCGGGGCTTGGTCGCCTGGCTTTCGAATTGA